AGCGACGGTCTGCCTGTGCCGCTGCAATTGCAGGTACTGGAGGCCGACTTCCTCGACGCCACCAAATCCGGCGCCCTCGGCGCGGGGCGGCTGGTGCAGGGGATCGAGTTCGACCCGGTCGGCAAGCGCCGGGCCTACTGGCTTCATGCCGAACATCCGGGCGATGCCTATGGCGCCTTGCAGAACGGTCTGCAGAGCCGCCCGGTCCCGGCGACCGAGATCGCCCACATCTATGAGAAGCAGCGCACGCAGGCGCGCGGCGTCCCGTGGGGCGCGCCGGTGATCCGGTCCTTGCGCGATCTCGACGACTACGAGGTGGCGGAACTGGTCCGCAAGAAGACCGAGGCCTGCGTCACCGCCATCGTCTTTGGCGACGACGAGGCGCAGCAGGGCATCGCGCCCTCGGTGGTCGACGCCGATGGCAACCGGGTCGAGCAGTTCGAGCCGGGGCTGATCGCCTATGCGCGGGGCGGCAAGGACATCCGGTTCAACCAGCCCTCCGCCACCGGTGGCTACGGCGAATACAAGCGCGCCAGCCTGCACACGATCTCGGCCGGGTTCCGGGTGCCCTACGAGCTGCTGACCGGCGACCTCAGCCAGGTCAACTATTCCTCGATCCGGGCGGGGCTCGTCGAGTTCCGCCGCCAGATCGACGCCGTGCAGTGGCAGCTCTTCATTCCGATGTTCTGCGCACCCGTCTGGCGCTGGTTCACGGAAGCCGCGTGGGCGGCGGGGCAGATCCCGTCGCCGACCGTGCCGGTCGAATGGTCGCCGCCAAAGTTCGAGGCGGTCGATCCGCAGAAGGACGCGATGGCGAACCTGCTGTCGATCCGCTCGGGCACCATGACGCTGGCCGAGGTGATTGCGAAACAGGGCCGCAACCCGGATGCGGTGCTGGCCGAGATCGCGGCGACCAACGCCAAGCTCGATGCGCTGGGGCTGGTGCTCGACAGCGATCCGCGCCGCGTCACGAAAACCGGCAGCGCGCAGACCGGCGATCCGGCGAACGATCCCGCCGCTGACGACACCACCGCCGACGACCCAGCTGCCGACGCGGACAATGACCCGGCGCAGGCCGACCAACAGGACTGACCCCATGGACACGATGATCGAACTGCCGGCCATGCGCCGGTCGGCGGAGCTTGCGCCGAACACGGCCGATGCCGACAGCCGCACCGTCGAGGTGGTCTGGTCGGCCGGGGCCCGCGTCCGCCGCGCCACCTTCTTCGGCGAGCCCTATGACGAGGAGCTGAGCCTCGATCCAGCCCATGTCCGGCTCGACCGGCTGAACGCGGGCGCGCCGTTCCTGAAGGTGCACGAGCTCGACACGCTCGACGCGGTGATCGGCTCGGTCGTGCCGGGCTCGGCGCGGATCGAGAACGGCCGCGGCATCGCGCTGGTGCGGATCAGCGAGCGCGCCGATGTCGAACCGATCTGGCGCGACATCCAGGCCGGGCACATCCGCGCGGTCTCCATCGGCTATCAGGTCCACCGCTTCGAGGTCTCGAAGCCCGAGGCGGCCCGGGAGCTTTGGCGGGCCGTGGACTGGACGCCCTTCGAGGTCTCCGCCGTCGCGGTCGGCGCCGACCCCGCCGCCGGTTTCCGCGCCCAGCACCCCCTTCACGACTGCGTCCTCCACCGCCGGGACGCCCCTTCCACAACGAAAGGACCGATCCCGATGACGGACAAGACGGAAACCCCGGCGAGCGACGCCGCAAACCCCACCACCAACCAGCCGACCGAGCCGGTCGAAACCGAGGACACCCCCATGACCGAGCCGAAAGCGGCTGCGTCCGATCCCAAGGTCGCTGCAGTCGAAACCCGGGCACAGCCCCACGCCGCCCAGACCAGCGCGCCCGACACTGAGGCGGTCGCCACCCGCGCCCGCGAGGCCGAGCGCGACCGCGTCTCCACCATCTTTGACTTGGCCGGGCGGCTGAACCTCGAGCGCGGCTTCGCCGAGGATCTGGTGAAGCGCGGCGTCAGCATGGACGAGTCCCGCCGACTGATCCTCGACCAGGTCGCGGCGAAGTCGGACGAGACCCGGACCTTCCCCCATGTTTCCGTCCCCCTCGGCGGCCGGGACGAGCTCATCACCCGCCGCGACGCGGTGGCGAACGCGCTGCTGCACCGCTACAGCCCGACACTGTTCCAGCTGGAGGACGCCGCCCGGCAGTATCGCGGCATGACGCTGCTGGAACTCGCCCGCGAAAGCCTCGGCAACGCTGGCGTGAACACCCGGGGCCTCTCGCGCGACGAGGTGGCGACGCGGGCGCTGCACTCGACTTCGGACTTCCCCGAGATCCTCTCGGCCGTCACCAACAAGACCCTGCGGCAGGCCTATGACGCTTATCCCCGGACTTTCGCGCTCTTCTGCCGCCAGGTTCTGGCCACCGATTTCAAGTCCATGCACCGCGTCCAGCTGGGCGAGGCGCCGCAGCTGCTGGAGGTCGGCGAAAGCGGCGAGTTCAAGCGCGGCACGCTGGGCGAGAGCAAGGAGAGCTACAAGGTCAAGACCTATGGCCGGGTGGTCGCCATCACCCGGCAGGTGCTGATCAACGACGATCTCGACGCCTTCACCCGCATCCCGGCGATGTACGGAAACTCCATCGCCCAGCTGGAAAGTGACGTCGTCTGGGGCATCATCACCGCCAACCCGGCCATGGCCGATGGCACGGCGCTGTTCCACGCCAACCACAAGAACCTTGCGGGCACTGGCGCAGCGCTGGCCGTCGATGCGGTGGGCGCGGCCCGTGCGGCGATGGCGCTACAGACCGGCCTCGACAAGAAGACGGTGCTGAACATCCGCCCCGCCTTTCTGATCGTGCCCGCCGCGCTGGAACTGAAGGCCGAGCAGCTGGTCGCCCAGAACCTCGTGCCCGCCGCGACCTCCAGCGTGGTGCCGCAGTCGATCCGCACTCTCTCGCCGATCAGCGAGCCGCGCCTCGATGCCGCCAGCGCCACCGCCTGGTATCTGGCGGCCAGCCCGAACCAGATCGACACCATCGAGTACGCCTACCTCGAGGGTCAGCAGGGCGCCTACATCGAGACGCGCAACGGCTTCGACGTCGATGGCGTCGAGATCAAGTGCCGCCTCGACTTCGGCGCCAAGGCCATCGACTGGCGCGGCCTCTACAAAAATCCTGGGGCGTAGGTCCGGCTGGCTCCCATGACGATCGATGATCGACAGGGCGCGGTGCCGATCCCCGGTTTCCCCGGATACCACGTCGACCTGACCGGCCGGGTCTGGAGCGCGCATCGCAAGGGCAGGATCCCTCGCGGTGCGTGCTCTCGCTGGCTGGACCGCCGCGACTGGACGCTGAGGCGGCCGTGGCGTGACCCAGAGGGGTATCTGCACCACACGCTGGTCCGCGAAACGGCAGGCAGCCGCCAGAGGATCGCCCTGCACATTCTGGTCGCGACCACGTTCCTCGGGTCACGACCGGAGGGGTTGGTCGTCGCCCATCTCGACGGCGACAAGTCCAACAACGGCGTCGAAAACCTCGCCTATGTCACGCAGCGCGAGAACATCGGGCACAAGCGCGACCACGGCACGATGTGCTGCGGCGACCGTTCGCATCTCTCGCGCCTGACCGATCATCAATGCAGCCGGATGCTCGACTGCCTCGGTGCGGGGTTCTCCCGCCGCGAGGTGGCCAGGGCGTTCGGCGTCACCGTCAGCCACGTCGCCGCCCTGAAGACGGGCCGCATCCGAAAGCACCTGACCAATCAGCACGTCTGAGAAAGGATCCTCCCCATGAAAAACTACGTCCAGCCCGGCAACACCATCACCCTGACCGCGCCCTATACCGTCGCCTCCGGCGATGGCCTGCTCGTCGGCTCCATCTTCGGCATCGCCGCCGGAGCGGCCACCCTCGGCGAGCCCGTCGAGACCGCGCTCGTCGGCGTCTTCGACATCACCAAGATCGGCTCGCAGGCCTGGACGGTCGGCACCAAGGTCTATTGGGACGACACCAACAAGCGCTGCACCACGGTAGCGACCGACAACACTCTCATCGGCGTGGCCACCGAGGCGGTGGCGAGCGGCGCCGGCGACACCATCGGCCGGGTGCGCCTGAACGCGGCCTTCTGATGAGCGCCTTCGCCGCCGCAGTGGGCGCGCTCTTCGCGGATCCCAACATCGGCCGAGACGCGATCTACATCGCCGATGGCGGCGCGCCCGTCCTGGTGCGCGGCGTCGCCCGGCGTGCGGATGTCGTCTCCGACTTCGGCGACGCGCGTCTCTGGTCCGAGACCACCCGGGTCGACCTGCGCGTCGCCGAGGTGACGAACCCGCGTGCGGGCGACCGCATCGAGATCGACGGGGATGCCTTCCTCATCCAGGGCGAGCCCGTTCGTGACCGCGAGCGGCTGGTCTGGACCGTCGATCTGAGGCCCGCGTGAAACTGAAGCTCGATATCGATCCCGACATCGTCGCGATGATGGCGGCCGAAGTCGCGGCGGGCGAACGCGCTGTCACGGCCGCCATGCGCGAGGCCGGTCCCGGGCTGAAGACGGCGTGGCGGCTGCAGATCACTGGCGCGGGGCTCGGGCCCCGGCTCGCCAACTCGATCCGAAGCCAGAACTTCCCGAGGTCGGGCGAGAGCCTGGAAGCCGCGGCGCTGGTCTGGTCGAAAGCACCGGTCATCGTGGGTGCGCATGACACCGGCCCGCTGATCCGCTCGAAAGACGGGTTCTGGCTGGCGATCCCGCTGCCCGCCGCAGGCAAATCCCTGCGAGGCGGCCGGATCACGCCCGGCGAATGGGAACGACGACGCGGGCTGCGCCTGCGGTTCGTCTATCGCCGCATGGGGCCGAGCCTGCTGGTCGCCGAAGGGCGGCTGAACACAAAGGGTCAGGCGGTTGTCTCGCGCTCCAAGACCGGGCGCGGCAAGGTCACCGCGCCGATCTTCCTGCTGGTCCCGCAGGTGAAGCTGCCCAAGCGCCTTGATCTGGCGCGGGACGCGGACCGGGCGTTGGACAGTGTGCCGGGCCTGATCGTGGCTAACTGGGTGAGCACGAAGCTTGATGGCGGCTAGTGTTCTGCGTCGAGCTTCGCAACGCTATCTCCCAGTGCATTCAGGAGTCGTCGAAAATCGTCACCCTCCCGAAGAATATTCTTGGCATCCTCAATGAAGCCCGCATCGCCGTCGAACGAAGGATGATCTTTACCCATGTCGATCACAGCTTGAGCATGCGCCACCATCTCATTGAGAGTGTCCCGAGTTTTCTGCAGGGTGCCCGTTTTGTTCATCTCGCGCAACGCGCTATACAAATGATGCAACGAAATCATCGCGTAGTAGTGTTGCGGAACACCTCTTGAAATCAGTTTATTGCAGAAATCCACTCTTTCGGACAGAATCCCGACTAGGAGCTCGAGCTTTTGTTCCTTTGGAATTCCAGCTGCCGAGATTTCCTGCTGCATATTCCCAAGGAGCCACACCATCTGCTTTAAAGAAGGGACATCGCCAGCGATGGCTTCTTTCCTAATAACCAAGGTGATTTCTCTTTGTTTATCGCTGCCAAGCCATGCGCTTATAAAATCCTCGTCACCAAGGATTTCGGAAGTTATCCTTCGATCGGCGTAGAGCAAATTGGCCACCGCCTTGGGGTCTTGACAGATTTTAGTGTAGTTTTTCTTCTTTCCCAACCCAAACAAAATTCTTCCTTTCATCTTCCCCAATCGTGAGCGCCGCCGTCCGACGTTAACCAAACGCCATCAGAAAGGTATATCGGTCCGCCGTCGCCCCCAAGGGCGGAATATAGGTCATCCTCGCGATCCCGAACCCTAGGAGGCGGCTTCGGTAGGGCTTTTGTGGTCTGTATCGGCTCCACCATGGCCTCGAGGTTCTCCGAGTTTTGAAGGAAAGACTGACCAAATTTCGCTGTGCGTTCTAGGATGTTATCTCGGCTTCCATGGAATGTTTGTCGAATGAAAGGGCCGTCGCCCTGGCTGGTTGAAAGAACCGAGTTTGGTTTCATTTCTTCGACGGGGAGGCCTTCAATGATCTGCACGTCAATTCCGTTCTTTCGCATAAGTATGAGCGAAGTTTGACGTTTATTAATCGCCGAATAGGCCATCTTGTACATCTTGCTCGCGGGCCGACGTGGTATCCACCCTATCCTGTAGAGGTAAACTGCTAGATCATAAGGACGCGCCATGCCCTCCACACTTCGCGACTGGCCGGGCGGCAATATGATACCTTCTTGAGTGAAACGCGCTTCGGACGCGAGGCATTCGATTGTATTTTGACAGTTCCAGTTAAGGAAATTTATGTCAGATATGCGCGCCCACTTCAGCGGTCGGTTGTTCATCTTGACCACGACCTCATCACCGATTTTCAGATCGGTCCGAAGGCAGTTCACCGGATAGGTCGTCCCGGTGTTATCGAAAGCAACATGTGCGATTATGTATGACAACTACGGCTCCCGTCATCTTGAAGCCAATGTCCCTATAGAGTTGAAGCGGGTCAAGGACCTATGTTGCTCGACAGTTCGGACACTTCGCAGCGGCTTTTTTGCCCTAACAGAATAGCGATCTCATGCCCACCCCACGCGAAACCATCCTCGCCGCGCTGCACGCGCGGCTTTCGGCGTTGCCCGCCACCGCGCTGCGGGGTGACGTGCTGCCCGAGCGCGTCCCGGCCGAGGGGTTGCTGATCCTGCGCGACGGCGAGCCGGGGGAGCCCGAGGTGACGCTGTCGCCACTACGCTACCATTACCAGCATCGCGCCGAGATCGAGGCTGTCGTGCAGGGCACCGCCCGTGACGCCGCCTTCGACACGCTGACCGCCAGCATCGGCGCGGCGCTCGCCGTCGACCGGACGCTGGGCGGGCTCTGCGACTGGGTCGAGGCCGAAGCCCCGCGCCCGGTCGATCTGCCGGTCGAGGGCGCCGCCAGCCTGAAGGCCGCCGTGATCCCGGTCATTCTGCACTACACCACGGCCGACCCTCTGGCCTGACCCCACCTACAACAGGAGAACACCATGGCACGAGCCCAGGGGGCGCGGGCGCAGATGGCGCTTGCGTTCGAGACCGTCTATGGCACGCCGCCCGCAGGCGGCTTCACAAAGATGCCCTTCGCCAGCACCACGCTCGGGGCGGAGCAGCCGCTGCTGAACTCCGAGCTTCTCGGCTACGGCCGCGATCCGCTGGCGCCGATCAAGGACGCGGTGACGGCAGACGGCGATGTCGTCGTGCCGCTCGACGCCGAGGCCTTCGGCTTCTGGCTGAAGGCAGCTTTTGGCGCGCCGTCGACGACGGGTACCGGCCCTTGGACGCACGAGTTCCAGTCCGGCGCCTGGACCCTGCCGAGCCTCTCCATCGAGACCGGCATGCCTGAGGTCCCGCGCTACGCCATGTATTCCGGCTGCGTGCTCGACCAGATCACATGGCAGATGCAGCGGTCTGGCCTGCTGACGGCCACCGCCCGGCTGGTGGCGCAGGGGGAGACGGTGGCTACGACCACCAGCGCCGGAACTCCGGCTGCACTGGAGCTGAAGCGGTTCGGCCATTTCAACGGGTCAATCACGCGGAACGGCTCGGCCCTCGGCAATGTGGTCTCGGCCGACATTACCTATGCCAACAACCTCGACCGCATCGAGACCATCCGTTCGGACGGCCGCATCGACGGCGCGGACCCCTCCATCGCGGCGCTCACCGGCTCCATCGAGGTCCGGTTCGCCGACAGCACGCTGGTGACGCAGGCGATCAACGGCGATCCCTGTGAGCTCGAGTTCGCCTACGTCCTGCCGTCGGGCGAGAGCTTCACCTTCACCGTGCATGCCGTCTACCTGCCGCGACCCCGGATCGAGATTTCCGGGCCGCAGGGCGTGCAGGCCACCTTCGACTGGCAGGCCGCCCGCGACAGCGTGGTCGGGCGGATGTGCACTGCTACCCTGATCAACGACATCGAGGTGTACTGAGAATGCTGACGCTCGACCTGACCAACGCGCCCCGCTGGCATGACCTCGCGCCCGGCGTGCGGGTGCAGCTGCGCCCGCTGACCACGGCGCTGATGGTGATGACCCGCAGCGACCCGGCCGTCGAGGCGGTGCCGGACGAGGCTTCAGACGAGGAACGCGCCGTCGCCTTCGCCAAGGCGCTTGCGCGGCGGGCGGTGCTCGCCTGGGAGGGCATGGGCGATGCGGACGGCAACCCCATCGACCCGAGCCCCGAGGCCATCGACGCGCTGCTCGACATCTGGCCGATCTTCGAGGCCTTCCAGCTGACCTACGTTTCCAAAGGCCTGTTGCTGGAGCAGGAAAAAAACGCCTCCGCGCTCTCGCCGAATGGTCCTTCGGCGGGGGCGACCGATATTGCGACGCCTGCCAAGCGGCGTGCGAAGACTGCCCGACGCGGCTAAACCGACCGATGACCCACGAGGGCTGGCAGGTCTGGGATCTGGTCGGCCGCCTCGGGGGGCAGCTGCGGGTGCTGCCCGGCGCGGTGATCGGCTGGGACATGTCGGCGGCGCTGGCGCTCGGTGACGCGCTCGGCGTGCCGCCGCTCGCCATGGCCGAACTGCTGCCCGTGATCGAGGCGGTGATGGTCACCAAACTCAACGAACAGATGGATCACTCCCGTGGCTGAGAAGAGAGTCAGCGTCCGCCTCGCGGCCGTGGGCGGACGGCAGGTGCGCGCCGAACTGGAAGGTGTCGGTGAGGCCGGGTCGCGCGGCTTCGGAAGGCTGGGCCGGGAGATGGAGGCCGCGAATACCCGGCTGGCGGCCTTCTCGCGGCGTGTTGCTGTCGCGGCCGCCGCCGCCGTAGCAGCTGCCGCCGCCGCTGGTGTGGCGATGATCCGCTCCGGCCTCCAGACGGTCGATGCGCAGGCCAAGCTCGCGCAGTCCCTCGGCACCACCGTCGCCTCGATCCAGACGCTCGAGCGTGCGGGCGAGCTGGCGGGCGTGTCGATGTCCGGGATCGAACAGGCCACCAAGGACCTGACGCGCCGTCTCAGCCAGGCGGCGGCTGGGACAGGCCCCGCCGCCGATGCGCTCGACCGGCTGGGCCTTTCCGCCACCGACCTGATCGCCCTGCCGCTGGACCAGCGTGTCGGCGCGATCAACGCCGCCATCGAGAACTTCGTGCCCGCCGCCGAACGCGCGGCGGTCGCGGGCCAGCTCTTCGGCGAGGAAGGCTCCATCGCGATGAGCCGGATCGACACGGCGACGCTGCGCCAGGCAACGGAGGACGTGCTTGCCTTCGGCGTTGTCGTCTCCGAGCAGGATGCCGACCAGATCGAGCGGACGAACGACGCGATCTCGCGCCTCGGGCTGATCTGGCGCGGGCTGTCGAACCAGCTGGCCGTTGCTGCCGCCCCGGCCCTTGAGGCGGTCGCCAATGCCATGGCGGCCATCGCCAGCCGCACCGGGCCGCTCGGCATCGCCATTCGCGGCCTCTTCGACAATATCGGCCGCCTGACCACCTATGCCGTGACCTTCGCGACCTTCCTCGCGGGCCGCTGGGTCGTCGGGCTGGCCGCCGCCGCGCTGTCGGTCCGCGGGTTCGCAACCGCGCTCGTCGTGCTGCGCGGGGCACTGATCCGCACAGGCATCGGTGCGCTGATCGTCGGCGTGGGCGAGCTGATCTACCAGCTGTCCCAATTCGTTGCCCGCGTGGGCGGGGTCGGCGAAGCCTTCCGGCTGCTCTCCGATCTGGCCTCCGAGGTATGGTCGCGGGTCGGGCTCGCGCTCGACGCCGCGCTGGCCCGCATGGCGGCTGGATGGGAGGGGTTGAAGGCCGCCGCGCTCTCGGCTCTTGACGGCACCGTCGCGGGCGTCGTGGGTTTTGGGGACCGCACTGTCGCGATCTTTCAGGGCGCCTATGACGGCGCGGTGGCGATCTGGGGCAGCCTGCCGGGCGCCATCGGCGACTTCGCCTACCAGGCCGCAAACGGGCTGATCGGCGGGGTCGAGGCGATGCTGAACGGCGTCGTCACGCGGATCAACAGCTTCATCGAGACCCTGAACGCCGCGCTGGCCCTGCTGCCCGAATGGGCGACCGGCGAAGGTGGCGTGCGGATCGGCACGCTCGACGCGGTGGACCTGAGCCGGATCGACAACCCGTTCGAGGGGGCCGCGACGGCGGCTGGCACCGCGGCGGCCGATGCGTTCTCGGCGGCGCTTTCTCGGACCTACATCACTCCGCCCGATCTCGGTCTCGGCGCGATGGCGGAAGACGCGCGCGCCCGGGCCGATGCCTATCGCGAGGCCGCGGGTATGTTGACCGATGCAGCGACCCGGCCGCTTGCTGCCTGGCAGGCGCT